TACATGGAAGCATTTAGCAGACTCACAGATGCTCAAGCCAGAGGTGAAGATGTTAACAAAGTTTTTGAAGATATGAAAAAGACTATGACAGGACCAATGTCTAACAAAGAGTTAGAATTTTTACAAAGGTCAACTGACCCAGGACCATCCGCAGACTTTACCACAGGACCAATAGAGATTCCTCAAGGTGTTGACCCATCAATGTTTAATGAAATACCGACAACAAAAGAAAACATGGGCTCATTACCAGGACCAATGACTGACCAAGATATGCAGTTTATGCAAAGAACAATGCCAGAAAGAGTTAGCCCTATGGGTAGTATGATAAATAATGTAGACGATTTTTTAAGTAACTTAGGTAGAAAGGTAGGACAATAATGCCAAATAATGTAGATTTAATGGGAATGTTTGAAGCTAAGATGGGCTTTTCAGCTAGTGAAGTACCAATGACCGAAGAACAAGTAACACAGTTTATGCTCCTCTGTCAGCAACAAATGTTAGGTTTACCAGAAGAAGAACACATGGAAGACGAAGAGCCTATGAAGAGTGGTTCGGTAAAAATAATTAAGATAGGCAAAGGTTCATCAATGATGGACAATATGCTAGAAGATGGCTGATAAAGTTACAGGAGTTTTAAACCTTTTAAAAGGTTTAGTAAAACAAACCCCAACTTCTAAAAGTACAGACCTAGTCATACCCACTAAAGCTGAGTTAGAAAAATTACCTCCAGACGATTTAGAAAAAATATCTAACCAACTTAAACAAGCCACTAATGTAGACAGAAGAGAATTTTTAAGAGGTGCTCTTGGTACTATTGCTAATACAACTATGGATGTAGGTACACTAGGCAACTTAACTAAAATGGTTAAGCCTACAACTAAAGCAGTAGCTAAAAAATTACCTAGTATAGTTAGTTTTGAAGACCCATTTAAAATACCTATTGTGCTAGATACACTAAAATCTGAGGTAGTTGAACGAGCTTTAAAAGGAAAGTATCAAGGTTCTAATCCTAACCTTCCTGATTTTAAAGCTATGGCAGAAGACCCTTCTATAACAACAGACGAATTATTTGAGGAGTTTGTCGAATATTTTCCTGCTGGTGAAACTTTGCCATCATTTAAAAAAGCTTACGAATATTTTAGAGGTGGTGCAAAAGGCAACCCTCCTAATAAATTTGCTGAAGATTTAATGAAACAATATCCTGAAGACTCTGCAGAGAATATAGCCAATGTTATAGGAAGTACAGAAGAAGCAGGAACTAAAGCTTACGATGAAACTTTATTATTTAAAAATCCTAATACCAAGCCATTAGCAATAAATATGCAAAAAAATATATATGATTGGAGTTTAATTCCTGGTATGGGTAAGCCTAAAGGATTTGATGAACTCTCTAATAATCAAAAAAAATTAATTTACGACCAAGCTGTAAGTATATCTGTAGGCAGTGAATATCAAAATCCTAAACGAATATTAAGGAATCTTAGCAAATCAGATGCAAGTTCAGTTAAGAAAAATGTAAAGTCTTTACTTACTACAGGTAAAACTTTTACTGGCAGGAGAGTGAAATAAATGGTTAAAATTACTCCAGGAGCTCTAAAAGGCTTAATTAAAAAGCCAACAACTTCTAAAAGTAAAGAATTAACAATACCTAAAAAGTCAGACTTAGGTGCACTGCGTGGTGGGAGTAGCCTACCAGAAGACATTAATAATTTACCTAGTTTTAAAGAAGCAATAAGAGGTTTTAAAAAATCTTTAATTAAATCTGAAGCCGATGAACAAACTGTAAAATCTATGAGTGATAAAGAAGTAGATGATGAATCTATAAGCTCTTTAGCTTCTGGTATGAATATTGATAAAGATATTTTTAATAACACAGAACTTTTACAAGACTGGGCATCAGGTAAAATTGATTATCAAGATTTTCAAAAAACTAATGAACAAGGATTTATGGAATATCCTTTTGATGAGACAGCTACAGAACCATTTGGCACTGATTTTTTAAAAGGTGCTAACTATCCTATAGACCCAAGAGCATATGTTCTTAGAGATTTAGAGCAAAATTATAAAATGTCAAAGCCTCAAATAATTGAATACCTTAAAAAAAATAACATCGTTAAAGATATTAACCCAAAAGAAACTTTTAACAAACTTCAAGCTGATGCTATAAAAGAAGCTTTTGCATCAGGAGATCCTAATAATCCTATTGTTAAGAAAGTAACTGGTGCTTTAAGTAATGTTGGAGATGAATTAATTCCTGTAGAAGATATATTGACTACAGAAGACATTTATGGGAAGTCAAACTAATGGCTAAATTTGACATAGGAGCACTGCTTAATTTATTAAAGCAAACCCCAAAAACTAATCCACCTTCAGGTGCACTGCCTGATTTACCTAAAAGAGTTAGAACTATGTTTGAAGGTAAGGGTGGTGAGATGAGAGATGCCGAATTATTTAAAGAAATATATGGTAGAGAACCTAGTGAAGCTGAGTTGGGTTCACTGCCTTTTGTAAACTTAGGTGATTTAGTAAACTTAGGTGCACTAAAAGATATTCCTTATAGTCCTGGTAAGTCTGGTAGAACTACAGCTACTGAAATGGGTCAAGCTGGTAGACCTACTAGCCCAACTAAAACTCGTGAAGGTCTAACTAAACCAACAGGAACAGTTGAAACAGGAGATCCTTTACTTGATGAGTTTGCTAATGATTTGATGTTTGATGGTAGTAGTCCTATGGGTGGTACTGCTGACACTATTAAAGGCATTATAGATGATAATGATGAGTTATTATATAATGATTATTATACAGACACTTTTAGGAATGAAAAAGGTGAACTAATGGGTTACAGAAATACTGATAAATATTCTAACTATACTCAATCCTACTATCCTGAGAACACGACAGACACAGAAGAATACATGGAGTCAATAGGAGTTTCTACTAGAAAAGATCTATTAGAATATCTAGGCTTTGAACCACAAAGGATTCCTGACCACAGCGATGTTGTAGATTATTTTAAAAATACTGCGCAAGAGTATTTAGATGATAAAGGCTTAGGAGATACTATCTATTTATTCCGACAAGGCAGACTAGCCAGAGGACCAATTTCTTTTTCTATGAGTCCTGTTGATAAACCTAATATTTATAATGTTGGTCAAAAAGTTGATGTATACGCAGTTAAAAAGAAAGATATAAAAGCCATACCCAATTTACACAAAAAAGGTCAAACAGACTATAGCTATGAAGAGGAAGTTTTAGCTGACGGAGAAGATGCTGCTTATGTAGGTTCAATAGGTAACTTTACCAGTTTAGACGATGTTGTAAAGAAAACAGATTCTATAGGCAACTATCCTGATGAAATAGAAGAGGGTATAGCTTTTGTTGATAGTGAAAGACCTTATACCTATAAAGATAATGAATTAGGTAAAACAGCTAAAATAGATTCAGAACAATTTTTAAATCAAATTATGAGGACTAAATAATGGCTAAACTACGCAAAGTAAAAAAGGTAAAAACTCCAGGAGGATTTATGGTACCAGCTAAGTACGTGGCTGGGTTAAGTGGCGAGCAACGCAAGAAGAGATTATTAGCCCTTGAAAAAATGCGTAAATCAGGTAAAGTTTTAGGAGATCTTCCAGGAGATAAAACATCCTCTGGTAAAAGGAGAAAAACAAAAGAGTCTATCCACACTAAAAAATTTAGGAAAATGTATGGCAATAAACGAAAAACAAAGAAAAGCTCTAAAAAATAAAGCAGAAAAAGCCAACGCACCACTAGGTGCTTTAACTGCTATTTACAAAAAAGGTCTGGGTGCTGCTGCATCTGCAGGTCGTCGTCCTGGTGCTTCACCTTCAGCTTGGGCTATGGCTAGAGTCAACTCTGTATTGACAGGTGGTAAAGCTAGAAAAGTTGATAAAAAGCAATGGGAACAAATACAAGCTTATCGTAGGAAGAACAAAGGTAAGAAAAAGAAAACATCATCAACAAAAAAAGGAGGTAAATGATGTACGGAAAAAAGAAAATGAAGAAGACAACTAAAAAAATGACCATGAAAGAAAAAATGGCAAAGCTTAGAAAAATGAAGGGTAAAGGTAAGAAAAAAACTTAATGCCAGTCAAAAAAGTTAAAGGTGGCTATAGGTGGGGTAGTAAAGGTAAAATCTACCCTACTAAAGCCCAAGCAGAAAAACAAGGCAGAGCAATCATGGCATCAAAAAGGAAAAAGAAAGGTGGCAAGGGCTAAAAAAATAATCCAAAAAGACGGCACAACCAGTCATTGGAAAAAACTAATACAGCACAAAAGTTGTTCCTTCTGTTCAAATGAAGCTATGCATTATGAAAAATTTAAGTATTATTGTAAACAATGTTATAAGGAAAGAATAAATGGCAAATAAAACAGTATTAGCACCTAAAGGTTTTCATTGGATGAAAGCAGGTAAAGGTTATAAGTTAATGAAAGGTGATTATAAACCTCACACAGGTGCAGTTAAAAGAGCATCTTTTGAGATACAAAAGGTACATAAAAATGGCAAAAGCAAAAATAAAAAAGGTGGCAGCAGCAGAAATTAGAGCTGCAAAAAAATTTTTAGAACGTAAAGGATTTAAAGCTACCGATATTCCACCAAGACTTTTTGCTATGGCTGCAAAAGAACTTGATAAATCTTTTACTCAAACCCTAAAGGTATTAGCACAATCACAAACAGCAGGAGCAGTTTAATGACCATAGATCCTTTTTTAGTTTGGAATATAGTATTGTCTTTTATAGTAGTACCTTTTGGGTGGGCATTTGGGAAGATGTTCGCAGAAGTTAAAAGGCTACAAATACTTTTAAATAGAACCAGAGAAGATTATGCCACTAAATTAGAACTTAAAAATGAAACAAAGGAGATAAAAGAACTGGTCATACGCATAGAGCAAAAGTTAGACCGATTTATAGAAAAGCAAAATGGTTGAACCAGTAACAGCTGTACTTACAGGTATAGCTTTAGTAAAAAAGTCAGTAGATTTTATTAAACAAAATATAGAAACTTGTAATGATATAGGTGATATCATTGGTCATATAGACAAAGCTATGACTGGTGAACAACAAGTTATAAAAGCTAGAGATAAATCTGGTGCAGATCCTTTTGCTGTGGGTACTGTGGCTCAAGAAATTATAGATGCTAAATTAGCCAGAGAACATTTAAATGATGTGCGCAACCTTGTTAATTTAAGGTTTGGTCCAGGTACATGGGAATATATATTACAAGAACGTAAAAAACGTATTGATGCACAAAAACAAGCTATCAAAGAAGAAAAAGCTAGAAGGTTAAAAAAACGTCAAGAGATAGAAGAATATATTAAGTATGGATTAATTACTATTGTTACACTAACATTTATAGGTGTAGCTATTGGCATAACTGTTAAATTTTTTGTATCGGTAAATAATAAAGTATATGCACACAATATTGAGAAAGATGATGGGAGTTGTAGGCTTTACGATTATAAGTATTTTTTAATCTGCATGAATGAAGGCAGAGACTATGCTGATACAGAATTATACTTAGATTATAAAAAGCAAAAAGAACAATGGATTGAAAGTATTGATTAATTTAGCATTTAACAGTATAAGTAAGGTATGAAGCCAGAGAACTTAGATAAATGGCGCATATGGCCACGATTGTTAATTACTCTTTATGGTTTAGCTTTTTTTAGAGTGACAGAGTGGTTTATGCAACTTGAAGATCCAACTAATGCGCAGTCTGCTTTTGTGAGTGTTTTAGTAGGAGCAGGTGCTGCATGGTTTGGTCTTTATTGTGGGACTGGTAAGAAAAGTGAGTAACAAAGAAGCTAAACTTAAAAAGTATGGTTTAAAAGGTTTAAATAAACCTAAACGAACACCAGACCACCCAACAAAGAAAGGTATAGTAGCAGTTAAAGATGGTGAAAAAATTAAAATTATTCGCTTTGGCGACCAAAAAATGGGTCACAACTATAGTGATGAAGCTCGTAAAAACTTTAAACAACGGCATGCTAAAAATATTAAAAAAGGTAAAACAAGTGCTGCATTCTGGGCGAACAAAGTTTTTTGGTCTGGTAAAAAAGGTTCTAAAAAGAATCCACCAAAAAGTCAAAAGCATGTTAAAGGGAGAGTAAAAGGTGCCAGATCCAAATGAGAAATTAATAGACTTAATATCTTTACATGAAGGTGTTAAGTATAGAGTGTATGACGATGCTAATGGTAAAGAAATAAAAGCAGGTGATACACTAGTCGGACATCCTACTATAGGTGTAGGTAGAAATATAGCTAGTGATGGTCCAGGAATAACTAAAGATGAAATAGATTACCTACTAAGTAACGATATAAAAAGAGTTATAGGTGAGGCTAAAAATTGGATATTTTTTAATGGTCTCAGTAAAGTTAGACAAGCTGTAATCATAGACATGCTCTTCAATATGGGCAGGACTAGATTTAATCCTGGTAAGTGGCCAAACTTTTTTAAAGCAATACAAGACCATAACTGGAAGAAAGCTTCAGAGGAAATGTTAGATTCGTCTTGGGCTAAGCAAGTTAAAACTAGAGCTGAAAGACTAAGCAGAATGATGCAAACTGACAAATGGTAATTTTACTTTTTAATAATTGTGGTTATAATAAATGACATTAATTAGAGCAAAGTTTAGCAAACTTTTAAAACCTAATAAAAAGAAGAAGAAGAAAAGGAGAAAAAAGAAAAATGCAAAATGATGTAACAATTAATGTAACTGGAGTTTCTTCAAAAAGCGAGGTGCAACTTGACAATAACAGACCTACTGGAGAAGATAAAGAAGACGCTAGAAAGCCAGAGACAAAATCTAGCGAACGAGATGATAGAGGGCAGGATAAGTGATTTTGCTCAATATCAAAAGACTGTTGGGATCGCTGAAGGCTTAAAACAAGCTATCATTGAAATCGACAGAGTTTATAAACAATTAGATAGAGAGGATGAATAAACATGGCTCATCTCCATGCAACAAACTGGGACAACGACCCAGCAACAAACGTTCCTAAAATCTTGCCAGAACCTACTGGATGGCGAGTTTTAGTTCAACCACAAGCCCCAAAAAAGAAAACCACAGGTGGCATTTATTTACCATCACAATCTCAAGACAATGAAGAGTATTTAACAGCACATGGTATTATACTAGCTGTTGGTCCTCTAGCATGGAAAGATAGAGAAACAGGTAAACCATGGCAAGGTGGCAACTGGGCAAAAACAGGATATCATGTTACCTTTGGTAAATATGCAGGACAAAAACTAATTATAGAAAGAGTAAAGCTATTACTTTTAAATGATGATGAGATTACTTCTGTATTACCATCAGGGTGTAATATACAAAATTATTTACCATAACTTAATGAAAGGACGTGGCTCATGACCATGGAAAATGAAAAAGAACAAGAAGAACTTGAAGTAGAAATAGAAGAAAATAAAGCTGAAGAACCTGAAGTAGTAGAAGAATCCACTCAACCAACAAAACAAGAATTAACTCCAGCAGAAGAAGACGAAGACTACTCCCAAAGGGTTCAACGTAGAATAAATAAATTAGTACAACAACGCAAAGAGTCCGATGCTAAAGCTGAAGAAAAAGAACAAGAGCTCACTGCATTAAAACAAAGATTAGAAAGACTCGAACAAGGTGAAACAGTAAAGGCTCAAAAGCAGTTTGAAGACAGATATGTTTCTGTAAAGCAAGAGATGCAAAAAGCTATAGAAGAAGGAGACACAGCTAAACAAGTTGAATATGCAGAACAACTAGCTGATATCCGTGCAGCAATGAAAGTATCAGAACTTCAAAGGCAACAGTCTGTTCAGCAAAAGACCCAATCACCTACTGTAGGTCGTGCTGCCCAACCTTCAGCTCCAAAAAAGGCTATGGACTGGTGGGGTAAGAATCAGTGGTTCAACTCTCCTGGATATGAGAGAGAAACTGCTGCTGCTAGGTCTATAGATGTTCAATTAGATTTAGAAGGTTATGATAAAGAATCTGACCAATATTATGAAACCTTAAATAATCGTTTACAAAAAATATTTCCCGAGTTAATATCAAAACCAGATATGCCAGTTAAAACGAGACCAAAAAGCAGTCAAACAATAGTCGCACCATCTGCAGGTGGGTCAACGAAAACAGGCAATAGAGTTAAGATGACGAAGGAGCAATTACGCATGGCTAGAGAAATAGGTTTAACAACACCTGAACAAATTAAAGCTTATGCAGAAGAAATTAAAAAACAGGAGAGAACCTAATGGTAGAAAAAAGAAATGTAAGAGCTCAAGAAACTCAATCTAATTCTCGTGAGCAAAATGCTCGCGATGATACAAGCTGGAAACCACCATCATTACTGGACGCTCCTCCAGCACGACCAGGAATGGTGCAAAGGTGGATAGCTACCTCGATTCTGGGGAAGGAAACTCCCGACAATGTTTATAAAAGAAAAAGAGCAGGTTGGGAACCAAGACCATCAGATACAGTGGGAACTTTTGCAGTGCCTACTTTAAATCATGGTCAGTGGGCAGGATGTATCGGTGTTGAAGGCATGATACTTTGTGAAATGCCAGAAGAAAAGTTTAAACAAATGAAGGCTTATTACAAAGAAAAAGATACAGAACAAAACATGTCAATCAGCAGTGATTTACGAACTGCAGAAAGAGCTGGTGGTATTCCGATTCAGGAGACAAGAAAAAGTAGTGTTAGTCGTGGCAGAGACATATCAGTCATGGACGACTAATAGTTTTTAATTTTTTTATAGCGAGGTAAATATGGCAAACGTAGATTCACCATTTGGTTTTGTACCATCTAGGCATATGTCTGGTTCTCCTATAAGAACAAACAAATATACTATTACTAGTGGATTAGCTGAAAACATCTTTAATGGTGATTTAGTTATTCTAACTGCTGATGGGGTTATAACACCTCACACAGCTGAAGAAACTAATAATATTGGTGTATTTGCTGGAGTGTCTTATACAGCTTCAGATGGTTCTTATAAATATAGCGAGTACTGGCCATCAGGCACAACTGGTACAAATATTATAGCTTATGTGTATGACGATCCTTATATTGTATACAAAGTTCAATCAGACGGCTCACCAGCACAAACAAATATTGGTAATTGTGCAGATGTAGTAGCTGACGCAGGTTCAACAACTACTGGACAGTCTGGTTTTCAACTTAATTCAACAATGGCATCATCAGCAGCAACATGTAAGATTATAGGACTTTATGAATCCCCAGAGAATGCATTTGGGGCAAACGCAGTTGTGGAAGTGTTAATTAACGAGCACGTCCTTAAAGCAACAGCAGGAATATAGGAGATTAAATTATGGCAATGAATAGAGCACAATTTGCTAAAATGCTAGAGCCAGGATTGAATACCTTATTCGGGCTAGAGTATGCAAGATACCCTGAGGAGTATCAAAAAGTATTTGAATCAAATACTTCTAACAGGGCATTTGAAGAGGATGTATTGCTTGAGGGATTCGGTAATGCACCTGTAAAAGGTGAAGGCGCACCTGTAAGTTATGACTCAGCGAGTCAAGGATTTACAGCTAGATATCAACATGAAACTATTGCATTAGCTTTTAGTATCACTGAAGAAGCAGAAGAAGATGGACAGTATGGTTCAATCGCTGGTAGGTATACTAAGGCTTTAGCTAGGTCAATGGCTTCAACTAAAGAAATCAAAGCTGCAAATATTTTAAACAATGCCACAACAGCAGGAGCTTTTGCTGGTGGAGATGGTGTTGCTTTATTAAGCACTAGTCATCCAACTAGAGCTGGTAACCAAAGTAACACATTAGCAACCGCAGCAGATTTAAGTGAGACATCTCTTGAGACTATGTTAATTAACATAGCTGATATGAAAGATGATAGAGGACTAAGAATCGCAGCACAAGGAACAATGTTAATTATTCCTACTGCTTACATTTTTACTGCTCAAAGATTACTTGAGTCTACTCTAAGAACTGGCACAGCAGACAACGACCTTAATGCAATTAACTCTGGTAATTACTTACCACAAGGGTTTCATGTAATGAGAAGATTGTCTGATAGTGATGGTTTCTTTATTAAGACAGACGTACCTGACGGACTTAAAATGTTCCAAAGAACTGCCTTGAAAAAAGGTATTGAAGGTGAGTTTGAAACTGGTAATGTTCGCTACAAAGTTAGAGAAAGATACAGTTTCGGTTTTACTGACTGGAGAGGAATATTCGGTACCGAAGGTGCTGCTTAATGTATTCACAATAAAGGTAGGGGAGTTACATACTCCCCTAACTTAAAATGGAATTAAACCTAAATAAAAAAGACGGAGCTCTTCCGTCTGCAGCTGAAATACAAATAGCTAGAAACCTTTTTCCTAATTCAGAAAACCCTATGGAGTCTTATCAGACATGGAAAAGTTCTGGCATGCCTATAGAAACAACACAAAAATATGGTAGGGCTAGAGGACCAAGTTACCCTAGACCTGAAAGACCAGCATATGAACTTACAATAAATCCTAATTATGGAGTATTAGGTAGTCCTGATTTAAGGATTAAAGTTCCTAAATATAAATATACACCAGAAACAATACTAGAAGCATCTAAACAAGAAGCAGATAGAAGAAGTCTTTTATATGGCTTAAAAACTCTACCACTATACTTTTCTAAACTTACTGAACCTATAGCTGTGGGTATAGATTTAGTTGAGGGTGCAATTACAAGAGACCCATTACAAACTGGTATGGCAGGATTTTTATCAAGATCTATGTCTCCTAAATATCAAAAAATTATTGCTGCTGCTTCTGTATTTATGCCTTTTGATGCTGAGGCAGTTAAGTTAACTGGTTTTCCTGAATTGTTTAGTGGTGTAGTAGAAAAAATAAAAGGTGCTCCTAGTAAAGCTAGAGGAGAAGAGATAAAGCAAAAACCTGAACAGTGGATGGGTGGTATGTTAAAAGGTGGCACTACTGTTAAAATTAACAATATTGAAATACCTATAAAAACTAGCGAAGTTGAAAATATGATAAGACTTATTAAAAATAATAAGTTGGACGATAAATTATTGACCAGAGACGAGATGGTAAAGATTTTAGAAGACCAATACTATACATCTTTTATATCCGAAAAAACTAGCCCTGCTTACTTTAATAGACTAGGTGATATGGAAGTTACTAAAATAGAATTACCGAAAGATGGCAATGTACCTAGAGATTTATTAGAAATAGCTAACTATCTAACTAGAGATGCAGGAGTTCATCATGGTGGTGAGCAAGGTATCATAAGCCACTCACTAATTAAAAAAAATCAAGAAAATCCTTTTAGCTACGAGGCAAAAACTATCGACTATGAAATTACAGAGATACAAAGTGACATGGCTTCAGATGCACACAAGTTCGGTATATTCGGTAGCCCTAAAAATAATATGTATCAAGAACTTAAACAGTCTTATAAAGATATACGTGGTCGAACTAAATATTTAGATTTAAGTCCTGGTGGTGGACAGTTACCAGATTTAAATGCAATATTTTTACCTAGTAAAAGGGATGAAATAATAAAAAAGTATGGTGCTGGTGATGCAGTAGGTGGTGGCAATGCAGTAGACAGCTATGCTGCTGCAATATTCGATAGTTATAAAGGTGCATTACAAGAAGTCGATAGTCTTTATACAGACGAATATTTAGGTAAGCTTTATGATTTATCTACTGATAAATTATTTAAAAATAAATATGAAAAAGATGAATTTATAGACCTTACTAGAAAACGTATGAAAGACAATATAGTTAATAGCTTAGACTCAAGAGAGCGTAACGGAGCAAACGTTATAGAGATGCTAGACATGACAGCTAGAGGTTACACAACTTCTCCTATATCTTTATATAGTTCCGTTTATAATGCTTTACAGAAAAAAGTTAATGACTTACATCCTTCTTATAACAAAGATGATTTTAATACTTTAGGATTTAATTCAGAACAAGATGAAGTTTATAGTGCATTTAAAAAAGTAGAAAAAGATATAAGAGACTTTGATACTCTATCAAGAGCTAATCCTATAAATCAAGGTAGTGTACCAGCTCAAACTCCTCTAATGAAAAATTTAGATTATGTTGAGTTTGAAATAAAAAAGCATCTTGTAAAAGCTGCAAAAGAAGATGCTAATAAATTTATCCTTCCAGGAGAAGAGCCTTTAAGATATTGGTCTCAGAGAGGACAAAATGAACAATTTTTAAATACTATATATAGTTTAGTACCTGATAGTAAAAAAGGTTACAAAGGTAAAATAGGTCAAGTTTTAACTAAACTTAGTAAAAAGTACAATATACCTTTTAGGTTAGAAGGTAAAGTAGACTTTGACAATAATAATCTCGTAAAAATATTTGAGAATGAAAAAGCAAATTTAGAAAACTTAGCAGACCTTACTGACGCAACTTCAGGAACTTTACAAGGACCAATGCGCACTTTAGCAACTGGCCCTTATGAAACCATATTGTTTGATGCTACAAGAAAGCAAAGTGATAGGATTAGGAATTTAAGAGAAGATTACGCAGACAATGTAGCAACAGACCCAGATGACTTTGCTCAAGCTGAGTCAAGATTTAATGCAGAAGTTTTTAATGACCCAAAAGATTTTATATTTAGGTCAGACTTGTCAAATATAATAGATTGGGATGGTGCAGTAGAAGGCTTTGAACTTATGGCTAAAAATACAGAATCTAAATCTGTTAGGTTAGCTTCTGAAATATTTAGCGAGATAACTAAGAAAACAAAAGATAATTATGATACTGCTTTACGAAATTTATCTGAAGATAGCGATTCTGTAGTAGGATTAACTGAAAGAACAGAGGTTAATAATCTTGAAGATCTATTCAATATATCTTTAATACAAGCTTCACGTAAAGCAGAAAAAGAAGTTATCGATAATCTATCTAAAGCTAAAAAAGAAGAACTAACACAATTAGGTATTATAGGCATAGACCAAAATGCTAAATTTGTAGTTGAACTACCTGATACTGTAAAAGAGCAGATTATTGAACAAGGCTTTCCAATAACTGGTTTATAAGGTATAAATAATTATTCTGGGAATTTTAAGCTATAAGGACTGTCCCAGCAGACTCTCAAAAGACCTTATAGTAAACCCTTTTTGAGGAGGTCAATATGGCTAATACAACTTTTAATGGTCCAGTCCGTTCCGAGAATGGATTTAAAACTATTATAAAAAATTCTGATACTGGTGCAGTTACCAGTGATATGACTTTATCAACTTACAGCACTTCAATAACTGTTGCTGCTACTGGTACTGACCACAAAGAAACTTCTATAGGCATACCATCAAACTTTATACCTATGGGTGTAGCAATAACTGTAACTAGTGCTTCAGCTAATGCAGTTAATGTAGTCGATATAGGAACAGAAGCTGATGATGATGGTTTTGTTGATGGTATAACAGCAGCACTAAACAGCACAGGCTTTAAAGGTTTCTTCCCTTGTAACGGAGTTTTAGGTATGAGTGGTGGCACAACAACTGCTGCTACTGAAACAGCAGACGAGGTTCAACTTGTAGTTTCTGGCACAGCTGGTGCTGGTGGAGTAGTCGCACTTAAATTTTTTGGTATATCTTCTGATTCGCCAACAACTTAATAGGAGTTTTAAATGGCTAACATAGTAACAACCACTAAACTTTCTGAAAATGTAAATGAGGTTGTTTTTGCTTTTCATCTTCAATATGTTGATACAGGTGATGAATCAGCAGTAACAAAAGTAGACGTATCAACTTTAGAGACTAATTCTAATGGAGATGCTTGTACTGGAGTTAAGATATTAGAGTGCACTTGGGTTATATCAACTATGACTGTACAAGTATTAGCAGCAGCAGATACTAATGTTATAATGCTTCACCTTACAGAGAATCAATCAGGTTATGTAGATTATAGGTCTATAGGAGGTTTACCTAATACTAAAACTTTAGGCACAAACCCAACAGGCGACATAAAATTTACTACTACTGGTTTAGGTGCTACTGGCGATTCATATCAAATTGTAATGAGATTGAAGAAGAAATACTAATGGCAACTTCAGGAACAGTAGCATACAGACCTAATATAGAAGAAGTTATAGCAGAGTCTTTTGAGCGATGTGGTATAGACCCACAAACTCAAACAGGTCAAAAAGCTACCAGTGCAAGAAGGAGTTTAAATTTACTTTTTACTGAATGGTCTAATAGAGGTTATAATTATTGGACTGTTCAGTATAATACTATTGCTCTAACTGCAGGCACATCTAATTATAGCTTAACTGCAGGCATAGTAGATGTAATAGATATGGTCTATAGAAATAATAGTAATGACCAACCTATGCAAAGAATATCAATCTCTGAATATAATCAAATACCTGATAAAACTACATCAGGTAAATCATCACAATTTATGTTAGACCGCCAATATACTCCAATAATAAATGTATGGCCAGTGCCTGATAGTGCTGATGATACTATTAGATATTATGGTGTTTATCAACTTGAAGATGTAACAGCATCTTTTCAAGATACTGATGTTCCTTATAGGTGGACAGATGCAATGTGTGCAGGTTTGGCAGCAAAACTAGCAACTAAATTTGCACCTGAAAGGGCTGAAGGATTATATGTTCTTTATGAGAGAGCTTTTAAATTCGCTTCAGATGAAGAAGGTGCGAGTGTAACTTTGAGGGTTAGACCTTCTGGTCTAAATTTATACTGATATGGCTAGGCATGCAAAAGGTAAACGATCTTATGCGATATCAGATCGTAGTGGATTTAAAGTACGTTATAGAAATCTAAAAACAGAGTGGAACAATTTAAGAGTTGAACCAGAAGAGTATGAACCTAAACATCCTCAACTTACTCCACCTAAAAATATAATAGATGCGCAAACTTTATTTCAACCTCGCCCAGATAACGATCCTGAAAATATATCTATATTTATAGGCTTTAATTGGTTTGCTCCTAAGCAGAGTATGATGGCTAGTGATTATGATGCTCCTCGTACTATAGGTATAAGGGCTGAAGGTAATGTAGGTAAAGTAGAGATAGAATTTAATAAAGAAGTTGTAGTAACAGGTGTTGCTGGTACTATTTTAGTAGATGCTAATAATGAAGATGAAAGGCAAGCTATAACTAATCCAACAGGTTTAAATGCTACTGGTAATGTAGGTGTTGAAGGTTTTGAAACTGAGCAAGTTGTAACAGGTGTTGCTGGTACTAGTGCTGTAGCAACTGTCGGTAGTAATTTAGGAATAAATATTATAGTTTCAGGAGTTGAAGCTACTGGTAATATAGGAACTGAACTAATAGACCAAGATAATCCTTCATGGGGAACAGGTACATGGGGTGGCGGTGCTTGGGGTATTAGCCTTACAACAGTTAATGTTAGCAATGCAGGAGTTGAAGCTACTGGTAACATAGGCACAGAAACACCAACAATAGAATTAACTGAAACAGGAGTAGCTGGTACTGGCACTACTGGTAATGAATCTATTAACATTGACACATCTTCATGGGGTGATGAAGGTTGGGGTGAGGACAACTGGGGACAATAAAATGAATTTTACAAATTTAGTAACAAATATTAAAAATTTTATAGAAGATGATAGTACAGAGTTTGATACTTCTATACCTACTATAATAACACAAGCAGAAAGACTTATATTTCAAAGAGCACCAAATTTACCTTGTTATAGAAATATAGCCACTGGTACATTAACTGCAGGTACTGAAGATTATACTATCTCTACAGCTAGGATGATTAGAAATGTTTCTATAATTGTTAGTAATGAAAGAGTATTTTTAAATCATAGAGTAGATTCTTATTTACATGATTACTGGAAAAATAGTTCAACTCAAGCACAACCAGAAATATATGCAACAAAACAAGCAACAACATCTGGTGTAATTATTAAACTTGCTCCTACACCAAATTCAAACTATACTTATTTTGTCGATTTTATTAAACCAGAAACAGGTTTGTCGGCTAGTAACTCTAATAATTGGGTTGGTGATAATGCGGAAAATGTTTTGTTAAGTGCTTGTTTATATGAAGCTAGTGCATTCCTAAAAGCACCAGAAACATTAGCAACATACAAGACTCAGTTTGATGAAGCAATAACTTTATTAGGCGAAGAAATGAAAAGAAATTATCAAGCAGAATATGACGGAGGAATATAACCATGGCAATAACTCAAGCAATGTGCACCAGCTTTAAAGCTGAAATATTGGACGAACAACACGACTTAGTAGCTGACACTATAAAAATAGCTTTGTTTACTAGCAGTGCTAGTTTAGGAGCATCAACCACAGCATACTCAACCAGCAATGAAATATCAGGCACTGGTTACAGTGCTGGTGGTGAAGCCTTGACAAGTAAAGTAGTAACTACCACAGGAACAACTGCATACTTTGACTCAGCCGACCCAACATGGACAGGAGCAAGTTTTACAGCAAGAGGTGCATTAATTTACAATAGCACTAACAGTGATAAAGCTATAGCAGTTCTAGACTTTGGTGGTGATTTTACAGTTAGTGGTGGTACATTTAAAATAGTGTTCCCAGCAGCAGGAGCCAACGCAATAATAAGGATAGACTAATATGGCAAGTTCATACTCAACAAATTTTAAAATAGAAAAAATGGCTACAGGTGACCAATCAGGCACTTGGGGCACAACTACTAATCACAACTTCGATATACTTGATAGGATAGCAGCATTTAAAGCAGTAGCTTTATCAGATTCAGCAACAGCAACTTTAACAGTAGCAGCAGGTTCACCTAGCAGTGGCTCTAGTAATGTTCAAGATGGTATGTTTAGAGTTATTAAATTTACAGGATCTTTAAGTCAAGCTTGTACAATAACTATAGCACCCTCAACTACAACAGCTTACTTTATTATTGAAAATGGCACCACTGGTAGTCAGAATATAATTATGAAACAAGGCTCAGGTGCACAAACTGTTACTATTGCTGCTGGTAAGTCTGATATAATATATTGTGATGCTAGTGATGAAGTTATATCAGTAGGAACTAAAATACCTATAACTTTTAATGTTGTTGAAGATACTTCTCCTCAACTAGGTGGTAATCTTGATATGAATGGTCAAGATATAGTAACTACATCTAATGCTGATATAGAATTAGCACCTAATGGAACAGGTAAAACAGTATTAAAAGGCAATACTAATCCAGGAACAATGGTTTTTAACTGTGAGAGCAACTCTCATGGACAAACAGTTAAATCACAACCTCACTCAGCTAGTGTTACTAATGTATTAACACTTCCTCCTGGAGGTGACCAAGAGATTGTAGGTACAACAGCTACACAAACTTTAACAAATAAAACAATTGGTGTGGCTCAACTTTCTGGTCAAGTTGCAATAGCCAATGGTGGTACTGGAGCAACTAGCTTAGCTGGTGCTAATATTGTTGCTTCTAATGCAAATACAACTTTTACAAAAGCCTTAAGAGGATCTACTCAAACAGCAGGTTCCCAAACTGGCAGTGTCACTTTAGATTTTGACACATATCAAAACTTCGTGCTGACAGCTACTGGTAATGTTACTTTAGCTAATCCTAGTACAGAAGCAGTAGGACAATCTGGTATTATAGTTTTTATACAAGATGGCACTGGTAGTAGGACATTAAGTCTTGGTACAGATTATGAAACTGCTGGTGGTGCTGGTTTAACCATATCAACTGCTGCTAACGCAGTCGATGTTATACCATATTTTGTTAAGGCTGCTGGGTCAATACAACTAGGAGCACCTCAACTTGCGTTTGCATAGGAGACATTACTAATGCCAGTGCAAGGTGAATTTTTTCAAAATCCTGGAAGTAGTGGTGGTTTTTATGAATATCAGATAGAACAATCAGCTAGATTTGATTCTGGTAGTAGTAGTTATTTATCTCAAACATTTAGTAGTGCAGGTAATAGAAGAACTGGCTCTGTATCTGTATGGGTAAAAAGGTCAACATTAGGTACGAATCAATGTATATTTTGTCCTTATTCTAATGATAATGATTTAGACGATTTACTTGCCTTTAATAGTTCTGGACATGCTAATGTAGTAGATTCAATGTCTCAATGGTTGGATTTAGCAAATTCTGGAGATTTAACTACTGTACAGGTTTTTCGTGATATTTCTGGTTGGAATCATTTTTTATTAGCTTGGGATACTACACAAAGTACCTCTACAAATAGAATGAGGTTATATTTAAATGGTACTGAAATAACAAGTTTTACTACTTGGAATCAAAATTCTGCAAACTATCCAAGTCAAGATTATCAACTTTTTGCTTTTAGTAATCTTGTTCATAATATAGGGCGAAGAGCAAGGAGCGGTGGCACAAATTATTTTAATGGATATTTAGCAGAGTTTATTGCTGTAGATGGAACACAAATTGCTCCAACTGACGTAGGTGAATTCAAGAATTCTATATGGGTTCCAAAAAACCCAAGTGGTTTAACTTTTGGTACTAATGGTTTTCATCTTAAATTTGAAAATGCAAGTGATTTAGGTAATGATAGTAGTGGCAACAATAATGATTTTACAGCAAATAACATGGGTGCAGACCATCAAGTTCTTGATAGTCCAACATTTGGGGGTTAATTAATATGGCAAGTAGTGGAAATTTTGCAACATTAAATCCTTTAAAGTATAAGGCATCTTCTTATACAACTTCAAGCATTGTTAAGGGTAACCTACAACTAGGGTCAAAAGTAGGTAATGCAGCTCAATTAAATGTTGGTTTTAAAAATGGTAATGGTAAATTTTACTTTGAAGTATATCCCACTTCAATTCCTGGTTCGTTGCATTATGGTGTATGTATTGAAAATGCTGATTTAAATAATGTAACTTCTGGAAAGGCGATAATAGGATATAGAGATAATGGAAATAAATTAGTTTCTACTGCTCCACAAACAAATTCAACATCTAGTTCTTATGGAGCTAGTTTTACTGGTGGAGATATTATGGGATGTGCTGTAGATTTTACTAATGGAACGATTGAATTTTATAAAAATAATGCTAGTCAAGGTCAATTTAGTTGGTCTAGTGCAAATGATGGTTCTACTTATTATCCTTATGTTTATCAAAATACTGGAGTAGTTACTATTAATACAGGTCAAGACAGTACATTTTGTGGACAACTAACAGCTCAAGGTAACACGGATGAAAATAACTTTGGAGATTTTTATTACACTCCTCCTTCTGGCTTTGTGGCAATGTGTTCAGCTAACTTACCCATATCAGCAGACATAGATCCTGCAGAAACTGATGACGACATACCAACTAAACAATTTGATGTAACTACTTGGACTGGTAATGGTAGTTCAAGAACAATAACAACAAATATGCAACCAGATTTAGTATGGATTAAATCAAGAAGTAATTCTAACTCTAATGAACTTTATGATAGTTCAAGAGGTGCAACAAAAAGATTAAGGTCAGATACAACAAATAGTGAAGATACTAGGTCAACTGAATTAACTGGTTTTTCTAGTAGTGGTTTTACATTAGGTTCGAGTACATATGGTGGAACTAATTATAATAGTTATACATATGTTGGGTGGTCGTGGAGAGCAAATGGAGGAACAACAGCTAGTAATAGTAATGGACAAACTACAAGTACAGTACAAGCTAATCAAAAAGCAGGATTTAGTATAGTGCAATATGCAGGAACTTTAACAAGTTCTGGAACAAAAACTATAGGACACGGTCTGTCAA